AAGCGACACGGGACACGGCTTGTTTCCCTGCGCCCAGTGATCCATGCGAAGCCATCGCGTGTCCTGCTCTGTCCACTGGTTTAAGTACAACTGCCGGAACGTGTTCTCATACGCAGGCACCTCGACGGCCCGCTGGCACTCGCTTCGCAGGAAGTCCAACTTGATCGAGACGCCGAGATTCGGATTGGCGACGGCCCACGTCTTTTCGTCCTTCCAGTCGGCGTCCGGTGCAGCCGCAAATATCGCCGGCAGGAACGTGTCATCGGTGATCGCACCGGATTGCACTGCCTCGGCGTATTTCCAGATTTCCCAACAGACGCTCTTGCGGTCGTAGCCGGCCGTCGTGATGTACACGAGCAGCGGCTGCCGGCGAGCACCCTGGCTTGTGGCCATGACATCAACCAGTTCGCGACCAGGCTGGGCGTGGAGCTCATCGAATATCACACCGTGAGCGTTCAAGCCGTGCTTCGTGAACGCTTCCGCCGACAGCGCCTTGTACGTGGTATGCGTCTCTTCCCGCACGATGCTGTTGCGAAACACCCGCAGCCGGCTGCGTAACTTCGGCGAGTTCTCTACGCAAACCTTCGCCATCTCAAAGACCAGCCTGGCCTGGTCGCGGTCAGCGGCACACGAATAGATTTCCGCCCCAGGCTCGCCGTCGAACATGAGCTTGAGGGCGATCCCGGCACACAGCGTTGACTTGCCGTTCTTCCGTGGGATCGCCAGCAGGCTCGTGCGGTATTGCCGCATGCCATCCGGCCGCAACTGCCCAAACAACTGCCGAACGTAGTCCTTCTGCCACGGCTCGAGCAGGAACGGCTTGCCGCCGAGCTCGCCTTTTGCGTGCGTCAGGTTCTCTTCGAAGAACCGAACCGCCAACTCGCCAGGCGAGTCAGGCGAACATGCGGGCGTCATCGTCGTTTTGCGTCGGCGTTTGCTCAACTGCCGATACCCTCGCGAGGGCCGATGCTGTCAGGCCGAACTCGGCCGCGAACTTCAGCATCTGGTTACGGGCGTCGCGCTTCCGCATCCACGCCGGGTGGTTACTCACCCTACCCTTGTCGTCCATCAACGTTGTGCCGTTGGCCTTCAACTCCGCGTCGGCTTGCACCATGTCGGCGAACGAATCGCAGTAGGCGGCGAGGGTCTGTTGGTGACGAGGGCTCATCACCTTGGACGCCTCCAGCATGGGAACGATCCGCTCCCACTCAGCCCGGGCCGTATCGCACAGCCAGGCCGGGGCCGGCGGCACACCAGGCGGCGCCTCAATCCCGCTCTTATGCGGCCCCCTAACGCGAGAGCCACGAAGGCTAAGGATCGGCTTAGGCGTCGGCTTGCGGCCCTTGCCCATGGCTAGGCCCTCCTAAACTTCCAATTTCGGCCACGCGCACGCGAAAGGAAACCGTGGGGTTTGGTATCCGGCGCGGCCCTATGATTCGCACCGCCCCCGGCTCGGCCGCGTTTCCCGCAGCGTCTTGCGTGCATGGCACGCGGCACAACGGCACGCACCGTTGCCCAGGTCATACCGCTCGCCACCCTGTGCGATTGGCACGACGTGATCGGCGTGGTTCGCCTGGTCGATGCGTCCACAGTCCACGCAGGCGAATCCATCCCGCGTCAACACCGCCTGTCTCCACCGTCTGTGCGCCTTATCGCAATACCCGCGTGCCGCTGCATTGGGTCTACCGCTCTCATCCCTTCTTGGTGCGGTACGCAATCGCAGTGGCCTATGGGATGGGATGCGTTGCGGCATTGCTACCTCGTGTTCTTCGCCCCCGCCACCCACCTCGGCGTATACGGGCACAGCGTGCATCGCCGTCCGCAGCAGCGGCCGTGGGCCAGGAGCACGGCGGCAGGGGTGGGGGTCACTTCCATGTTCCACCGTCGTTGACATACGGCACTGTGAGCTTCCACTCGCCGCCGACGTTCTTGTACATGTCCGCGTTCTTCCACGTTCCGCCTACGTTGATCCACGGCTTGCGCGGGTAGTACCGACGCTGGCGTTGCGGGACGAGGCCGATGCCTCGGCGCGTGGAGAGGAGGCGGATTTCGGAGAGCGTGAGGGCGCGGTTGTAGACGCGGATGTCGTCAATCGCGCCTCCACTGCGATCAGTCCCAGAGCCCGTAAAGCGTTCGCCGCTTTGCAGAGGCGTAGCAAACGACGGAAACGCCACAGACGCCGCGCCTATTTGCGTTCCGGTGTTCTGTAATCCGTTGGTAAATGCAAACCGGGATGCGGCGGCGGTCAATTGGCCGGTGATGATGACTCCGACAAAGTGGACCCACTCATTGACAGGAGCGGTAGATGCTCCAGTCAGGAAATAATTTGTCCCGGCATAGATGCCGCCAATGTAGTAATTGCCGTCAGTGTATCTTGGGTCGAAAAACATTCGATTGTTTTCCGCAGCACCCTGAGCAATCGCCATCGTGTTTGGCGAAGTCCGGTAGGACCAGAACGACACCGACACGGCCGACAGCCCGCTGACGGATGCGGTGCCGTAGGTAGCAATCCCGCTCGTTCCGTTGAATTGCACGGCAACGCCAGAGCCGTTAGCGGAGTACGAACAGCCCGTGTTGAGCGTTCCGTGATTGTTCCGCCCGCTACGGTCGATCAACGAAAGACCGCTGGCCCCGAGCGACGGGCACCACGCGCCGACGAGCCCCTGACGCAGCGATTCGTGCGGACGCAGCATCAGGCCACCGTCTCGTAGACGGGCTGGAGGCGAATCTGGTGATTCGCCGCCGTGCTGTTGAGATTCACGCCGGTCGAGTGGACGACAAAGATCGCAAACTTGGGCGGCACGATGCCACCAAAAATGGACGCGATCGACACGGGGCCAAAGTGGTAGACGCGGTCGGTCGTGTTCGCCGTCGCCATCGCGGCAACAAGGCGGCAGATCGACGACTTGATGTCGGCGCTCGTTATCGTCTCGGTCGAGTCGGTGCCGTCGAAGACGTCGGGCCAGTTCGTTCCGTCCCACGATCCGACAGCCCACACCTCGATCGACCGTGCGGCCGTCGGGCTCGTGCCGGCCGTGATCTTGCCGCTCACGAGGTAGTCGAGCGCGAGCGTGGACGTGTTGTCGATCGCCGCCGACTCGCGGCCCGCCAGGAGGCTCGCGTCACTGGCGAGCGAAGCCAGTGTGATCGTCACGTCTGCGGCGGTGCCGTAGGCTACCTTGATGTCGGCCATTAGGAGCGTCTCCGAGCGTTGATGACGAGGCCGATGCCGACTTCTGGCAGGCCGACCGATTCAGTCCACGGGATCGTCGTGTCGGCCAGCGAGTTGAGTGCATCCGCCTGAGCCTGAGAGCAGATGCCAGCGGCGACGAGCGCCGCCCGCATCGCCACCACGGCGGGACGATCCATGTCCACTGCCTGGATCACGCCGCTCTGGTCGTCGATCCACGCCAGGGCGTTGACCGCGAGCCGTCGCAGTTCCGGTACGGACGATTCGCGGGCTTCTACCAGTGCCGCCCAGTAGCCGGCCTCGATGGCGGCTTGGCGGACGGCCCATGTCGGCACGGGGCGACGCACGTCCACTCGCTTCGCGTTGATCGTGGCGGCTGCCTGCTCATCCGTCAGGCCAGCGTATTCGGGCTTCGTCAGTTCGGCCGCTAGAACGTCCATCACGAGTACCTCAGGTAGATGTCGCCGTTGACGCCGCCAGTAGGGGCTGCGGTGCCGCTGGTGATCGTCTTCTGCACCGTAACGGCCCCCGTCTGGCCGTTCACGCTGGACACTCCAGCGGTGACGGTGGCCCAGGTCTGATCGCCCCGCAGGTAGGTCGTGGCGTCCGCCGTCCCGCTGCCGAGCCTCGCCGTGGCGACGGTGCCGGATGTGATGTCGGCTGCGGAGTGGGCGTGCGAGGCCAACACGAGCGAGCCGCCCGAGGTCGCCAGCCCCGTGCCGACCGAGATGCCGACCGTCTGCGACGAGTAGGTGATCGGAGCCGTGGCAGACACGACGCCGGGATCTCCTTGCGGGCCTTGCGGGCCGGTGGCGCCGGCAGCCCCGGCAGCCCCGGCCGGGCCTTGGATTCCCGGTTCACCCTGGTCACCCTTCGCACCTTGCGGGCCAGCGACGCCGGCCGGGCCTTGGACGCCCGGTTCACCCTGGTCACCCTTCGCACCGGCGACGCCCTGGATGCCTTGCGGGCCTTGGATGCCTTGCGCCCCAGCCGCGCCAGCAGTTCCCGTAGGCCCGACGCCACCAGACACGCTCACGTCGATCTGCGTCTCGCCGACGCTCGCCGTGATCTGTTGCCCGCCGCTGACGGTTGCGTTGATCGGCATCAGAGTACCTCGACAACCCCGGTGAGAGCCGTTCGCGTGGCGTTGGCCTCAGTCCATCGCATCTGCCAGCCGTATGTGCCGCGAGCCAGTGCCGCCGTCTGTGCGTCGGTCAGGCTGATATTCACCTGGCCAGCGGTCGCCGAAACGAACGACACCGCGAACGGCTGAACCTCGGTGTGGCTCACCAGTGAGGTCATGCCAGCGGTGACGGTGTAGCCAGCCATGCCAATCGAGAAGTCGATGAGCGTCGAGAAGTCATCGCCTCGAGCGAAGGACAGATTCAGCGTCCCGGGCGTCTGGTCGTAGGATGCCATGCGTCACTTCCTCTCCTGCGGCTGCATCGCGTAGAGCAACTTCGTCTGCTCAGTGATCGCCTTGCTGATCTCGCGTTGCGTCTCGCCGAGTTGCTTCACAAACGCACGATGCTCTTCTACCAGAGGCAGCAACACGTCGTGCCGCAGCACCCAGCCAGCGGCCAAAGCTACCAAAGTGGGAAATCCCCACTTGTTCAAGATGTCGAACACGGTTTCTTTCGCGGCGTCAGTCATGGTGCTTGCTCTCGCGGACAAGGATTCGCATGTCGGCCTGATTCTCCTGCCGCTCAAGCCACCAACGGACGAGGATTTTCACGACCTCGGAAATGACCGCCGACAACACGAGCGTGAGCAGGATGCCCACGCCGAACTCCTGGCGGGCCTGACGCTCCAGGCTGCGAGCCAGATGGACGCCGACCACCTCGGCTTCGCCAGCGTTGCACTGTTCGAGCACCGGCACGGGCCACGTGCGGACAGCACGGCGGACAACGCGGCCGACGATGTAGCGTCCCGCGAGCGTCCGCTGGAGCCTCGGCAGGCGTTCCCAGACGTAGGAGTCGAGGTCGTGGATGGTCATTTCGCTTTCCCTGTCCCGTCGCACGGCTGGCACTTCACCTTGACTCGACCATCACCAACGTAGCCACGTCCTTCGCAGTTCGTGCACTTCCCGTCACTCGGCGGCGCAGGCGTCGGCGGGATCTCCTGCCGCATCTGCACGACCATGCGGGCCGTCTCCGCAGCCAGGTCAGCGGTGACGCTGCTATCGCCAGGCAGCGTAGCAACGCAGCCAACCATCACGACCATAAACGCCAACAGGAAACGCATCAGAGAATCCCCCGCAGCCAGTTGTCAGGCATCGGCGACGGCTTGAAGCCGCTGTACCCGGCGTACACGTA